TTCTCAATACTAAGAAGAATATCAACTTCTTCTTGATTGAGAAAGTCAGACGCGACAGCAAATTTAGATAGAACGCGATTATATTTGATGACTTGAGGCATAACAAACTCCACTGCATTAGTGCATGAATATAGAATTATAACTTATTTATTCGATTGTTACAACTATTTGCCCACCTGGAGGCACTGTGACTGGATAGTTCTTGTAATCGATTTCTTGATTCTCAAAGTAGTAACTAATTTCTTGTGCTGGAACATAAGTTCCAGGAGCACAAACCGCGCCACCTGGGAAGTAAACACCAAATGCATATCCAGGCTCTCCAGGAGTGCCTGGAATTGGGAAGTTATATGTACTTGCACTTCCTGGATTATAAGATGATGCAAAGTTGCCAGAATAACTTCCAGTAAAGTTTCCAGTATATGTTGCAACATTACCAAGATTATATCCACTTATCGTATTACTTTGATACGTTGCTGGATTGCCAATGTTATAACTTGGTGGTGGAGCAGCATTATATCCTGTTATGTTATTGCCGCCATACGAAGCAGGATTTCCAGGATTATAGTTCGCGTTATTGCTTATATAACTTCCAGTTCCAGTATTTCCTGAGTATCCACCAGCGCTGTTACCAGTATAACCAGAAGGATTGCCAGGATTATATGTCGCAGCATTCGAGCCAGCATTGTAATTTTCAATGTTATTGCCTGTATAAGATGCAGGATTACCTGCATTATAATTCTCTGTATTGCCGATATAATTGGCAGGACTACCCACATTATAATTTGCTGTATTTGTTGCTGGAGATGGCGTACAGACGTAGTCTACTTCATAGTATTGAAGTCCACCAACTGTACTGTTTATAACACCATTTGTTGTTGATGCTGGCGCTGGGCAAGTTGGATTTGAACCAGAAGCATAGTTTGTATCACTTACAAATACTGAATACTCTAGGTCTTGTCCAGGAGCAGAAATTCTTTTTTCTACTTCATAGTAAATTGTTGCGTTCCAGTTCACAATTCCACTTCCAGCATTGTAACCAGAAATATTCGTTGGGTTATACCCACCAGTCAAAGTATTTCCAGTGTAATTTGTTACAATAGCATTATAAGAAGCTGTGAAATTTCCTGTAAACGATGAACATGTTCCTGTATTATAATTAGCATTACCTGGAACCGCTGGTGGTATTTCTGTATTTCCAGAATATGTTGCAGGATTACCAACGTTATATGCTCCAGTATCTGTGCCAGGAGTTTGAGGAGTAAATCCAAAAGAAGTATAGTAAACATAAACAGCTGTTGGACCTATGCTTCCATCACCATGATCTGCGAAATTGAGATATGCATTTAGCGGACTTGGTAATGGTCCCATACCATTTTGTGGATAAGGACCAACTGGATCGTTAGGAAATAAAACATCAAGGTCAACCGCAGCGACATAAAATGATGCTGACCAGTACACTCCACCTGGTATTGGTGAATTGTAAACCGCAGTAGTCGGGTTATATGTTGCTGGATTTCCTGGATTATATGCCATTAGCCTACAAGAACTCCATCAGCAAAATAGTTTGGGCTAGATTTGTTTTTATTTGTGAAGGTGTAAACCTTTTCTGTTATATTTACATTACCAATAGAAACAACTTTGAGACCATTTCCATCTTTATCAACAAATCGATCTCCCACCTCAACAAAATGGATATTTGTCATATTCTTATAACTTGCAAGCGTCTTTGTAGGATCGATTGATGACCATCCTTTGTTTTGTACAAAGAATGGGTGATCGTCTGTCGCACGAATAACTTGACCAGTTTCAAGAATATACTCAAAGATTTCTGTACGAATTGGAGCAAGCAATGTATCAACCTCATTAACTTCCAATTCATTTGTAGACTCATTGAATGAAAGAATTTTATCACCAATGACAATCTCTTCAATCGGTTTTGTGGATAGATCAGACATTGTGACAAGCGTTCCAGCAACAAAGCAGCATGATCCTCCACCACCACCGCTTGGTGCATTGTAACCAGCAATAGTATTTCCAGTGTATGCTTGACATGTTCCTTCGTTATAAGTTGCAGGAGTGCCACCACTATTTACTGGATTTCCTGGATTGTAAACTTGAGTGCCAGTATTATAGACTGGATTACTTCCTGAAGAATTGTATGTATCGATGTTATTTCCTGTATATGTTCCAGGAACTCCAGAGTTGTAGTTTGCAATATTTCCTGGATTGTATGATTGTGGATTTCCAGTATTGTAATTTGCATTTCCAGCAGCATTATATGTGTGAATATTATTATTAATATATCCTGATGGAGTTCCTGGATTATAGTCTTGACTTCCAGGATTATATGTTTGCGTTCCTGTATTGTATCCAGAAACTGTATTTTGATGATATGATGCAGGATTTCCTGTAGAATATAATGGATTTGATCCGCCAATCGGATTGTATCCAGTAATTGTTGCTCCAGAACAATCTAGACCCGCAACATTACCAGGTGTATAAACTGCAGTATTTCCTTGGAAACTGGCAATATTTCCTGCATTGTAGTTGGCGCTTGGAGTATTATAGTTTGCGTTATTATCCGCATAAGCGTTTGCATTTCCAGCAGTATAACCAGATGGATTTCCTGTGTTATAGTTTGCGCTGTTTCCAGTATAGCCGCCAACAATGTTTCCACTATAAGAAGCAATAGTGCCTACATTATATGTAGAAGCAGAACCTGGATTATATCCAGAAATATTAGTTGGATTATATGTTGCTGGGTTCCCAGGATTATATACTGCTGTATTTCCAGTATATGTTGCTGGAGTTCCAGGTATTGATGGAGAACATGAATATCCGATGTTGTAAAAATACACCATTTGCCCGCCACCAACAACAAATCCTGGAAAATTTGGGAAATTTGTTGGCGTTACTGTGGAATAATTTTCTTCGGCAGGGCATCCTACTGACGTTCCTGTTCCTTCAAATGCAATTTGTTGATAATAATAGTAACCTTCATCAAAAAATGTTTCAATAAGTAAACCATACCAATTTACTGTTGGTGGATTATACGTTGAAGGATTTCCTGGATTATATCCAGAAATATTAGTTGGATTATATGTTGATGGGGTTCCAGTATTATATGCTGCACTATTGCCAGAATACGATGCAATATTATTTGTACCAGGAACATAACTTGCTACACTTCCAGGCGTATATGTGGCAGTTCCAGAATTATATGCAGCAATATTTCTTGGATTATAGCCACCTGGAGTTGGCGCGTTATATGTTGTCCCTACACCAGTATTGTATCCAGAAATATTACCTACAGTATAACCAGCGATGTTTCCTGTGTTATATAATGCACCACCAGATCCTCCAGCATTATATCCAGTAATGGTTGGAGGATTATAAGATGTGGCGCACGGATTATAGTTAGCGTTATTGCCACCACTTGCGGGAATTGGTGTGTTTCCAGTATATGATGCAGGATTACCAAAATTATAATTTGCGCTGTTTCCAGTATATGTTGCTGCAACACCTGGATTATATGATGCTGGATTTCCTGCATTATATGATGCAGCACTATTGCCTGTATATGTGGCAATATTTCCAGGAACAACGCAATTGCCTGAGCCACCACGCCCAGAAACAGTCATTCTGTTTCTGCCATATGGCACACTCATTGTTCCATGAGTATTGAAGACAGTGCTTCCACGCTGCGCGCCAGAAACCCATGTCTTGACTAACTCATCAATTCTTTTTGGCATTTTATGCTATTATCTGAAATCTTTTACTGCCAATGTTCCAACATATGTTGAACCACCGTCGTATGTTGTAAATGTCCAAAGATCTTTGCTACTTGCTCCAGTGGTTGCAGGAGGAATTGATCCACCAGACCAATAAACCGTGTTAGCAAAACTTATAGTTCTGCCACCTGTACCATCTTGAATTAGAATAAGAGAGAATGTCACAGAAAGACCATTTGATGGTGCATTTCTAAACGTAAATACTGAGGAAGCGTTCAGTGTATACTTGAACCAATTTGATGATGTCAAATCAACTGAAATTGCTCCACCAGTAGTTGAACTCTCAATATAATCCTTTGTAGATTTGAAGTTTGCAGTAATGTTGCCCATAACAACATTTGCTGGGAGATTATTGTATTCAATCTTCCAGGAACCTGCGGTTTCATCCCAGTGAAGATCAGCATTAGCTGTTCCTGCAGTCTGTCCACGGCGAACACGGAAATATCCATCACCACCAGAAGATGATGAGAATCGAAGAACGTACTTGTCACTATCACTTACAGATGGTGCAAGAATAGGATCTTCAACTGTCAAGGTCTTTATGTATGCGTTTGTTATATTTGCGTTTGAAATATTCGCTAATTGACGAACAACTAGATTGCCTGTTGCAGTATTACTTGCAACATTTAGATTATATGCAAATACATTATTAGTTACATTCAGTGTACCAGTAACGTTTACATTTGCAAAAATATATGTGTGTGGATGGATGTTGAGTGTCACACCACCAGAGGCATTAGCGATGTTCATCGTATCGCCAACGTTGATTCTCACAGTTTGAACATTTACATTGAGTGTTCCATGCGTAGCATTAGCAACTGTGACATTTGCACCATAGAATACAGTATTTGTATTGACTGCAAATAGATCCGTTGCACCCATGCGGCGAAATTTGATATCACCAGCGTCGACATAAAGGTGATTCGAAGAATTGTCAACTTCGATATTGAATACTGTGAGAGTGCCGTCGATATTCGTGTCATCTTTGACATCAAGTACAACACCACCGCTGGCATTGTTTATGCGAACATAACCACTCTCAATGATAACATTTCCAGCGTACTTGTAAAAATCACCACGAGCAATCTCATTGACGTCATCTCTCAACAGATTTGTTGAGATGCGCCATTGATTAAATGTATTGCTTGTAGTTGTTTCCCCAACGTTTATTGTATTTGCCATGTTATTTCTCGCCGCCGACTGCCTTCAGTATTTGAGTTAGCATATTTTTCATTTCTGAAACCTCAGATTTCAGAGTATTTATTTCTTCTTCTACCATCTTAGATCGTCGCAATTCAGCCATCTTTTGTTGATGTTTTGCGACTGATGATTTATTTGTGTTCAGTATTGCAAAATTATTCATATCCTTTACATAATCTAGATTATCACTCACTCTTGCTTTTTCACTCATATTAGCCCTCTGGAACAGCAGTAATTCTTAGGTTTTTGACTCTTGGAATCAATGATTGGTCGCTAGTAATCATACACACCTTGATTTGGAAGTGCTTGAATGTTCCACCGATTGGATAAGAAACGCCATTCTCAATATAGTTGATTTTATTTTCATCAAGAGATGGTCGATATTCTAGCCCAATAAAGGTATTTGTATTTCTAGAATAAACATCTTTCACCTTGCTCATCAACTTCCAGCTCTTATCTCCAATTGTTTCTGGATCATCTCCAGAACGAACTTTATAGTACACGAGAACATCAGTTCCTGTTGGACGAATTGCGTCCATGAATACTCTCAAGTCTCCAGATTCGAATCCATCTTCTAGAACAATTTCTCTTGTAACATATTTCGCAAGAATATTACCACCACTCTTTCCATCTTCACCAGAAACAACTGCAGTTGCAGTTACATTTCCAGTTGGATTTGTTGGTGCATTGACAGCCACTGTTGGAGTAGTTACATAACCACTACCCATATGAGTCAGAACAATCGCATTGATCTTATTTGCACCGTCAGTATTTGCAACAGCAAATCCAGCTGCACCAGATCCACCGCCACCAGAGATAGTGATCGCATATAATCCAATATTGTATGTTGGATTTGGGAAATATGCGCTCTTGAATGCAAGTGCTGCAGTATTCACAGTATTGTTTGAGCTGCCAACTACGATATTTGGAGTATTTGTATATCCAGTACCATAGTTTGTGATTGCAATTTTAGTATTTGACAATCCAGCATTATTGATTGAGAAGGTCGCTGCAGTAATTGCAAGTCTCTCTAAATTCAATATTGGTGAAATATCGGAATCAGAAGATGACATATCGACAGTTAGTAGAACGCTATTTGCGTTTCCTTGAATCAATTTTCTTCTGTTGATTGAGTTTTTAGCAGACTTATCAAGCAATGTTCCAAACTCAACTGGTCTATTTGGTTCAAGGTCAACACCAATGGTTTCGCGATCTAGAGTTGCAGAATACACGCCTTTCATTTTATAATCGATAAGTCCAACAGGGAAACTCAAATCAGTTGATGTGAGCATCACACGATCAATATCGATATTCGCAACTGGTGGAGCATCTAGATTGAACGTTACACTGCCAGAACTATCAAAAACTGCCTTGTTTAGAACAAACATCAAATCTTGATTTTGATATGGCGTCCATGTCGTTGAGTTTTGTGATCGGAAGAATGATCCAGCATACGGCTGTTCTGAAATACGAACAGTAGATGTTGTACCAGTTCCAAGAACATCAGCACCAAGTTCAGCAATGAACAACTCATAATCTGGAGAGTCTGAGCCAACAAGGATTGCATACTCGCGATTTGGTTCTAGGAACACAGGATCGTCAAATGTAAACTTTGTGCTTGTTGTTGGATCATTTGTGCTTGGGAGAGATGATACCTTTACATCCTTTGTATTTACAGACTTAGATGCAAGATACTTCTTTGTTGGATATCCGTTTTCTACTTCTGCAATTCGAACAGTTACAGGAAGTTGTAGAGAGCCTCTTGTCAAAGTTACAGAATTCTTTTCATAAGTTGCAAGAGATGGCTTGCTCTTGAAGAAAAGATCAATAGAGGTACAGTATAGACCATAATCCTGCTTATTTGATTTTGGCTTTGGCACAAAGAATGTCTGCGCCATGCCATCGCCTAATGGGATTCTTGGAATTGTTGATGCTGTTGACCCAGTAACTGGAGGCTTTACTGGTGTTCCAGTTGCAGGTCTATCAGAAGGAGATGATGGAGCAACAGCGGAATTACCATCCGTTTCTGGTAGTGGTGATAATACAGGTGTTGTCTGAATACGCTGTGTCGTTTGTAGAATACCAGAAGCAGCATAAGTCGCAGCAGCACGCATTCCAAAATCTGGATCATTATAACGAACAGTGTCTGTTATCGTAAAGATACGATTTCCTGTTTTGAATTTGAATCCAGGGAACGATGGGATGTGAAATAATCCAGAGACTGCGCCATACTCATCGACAATTTGATTTCCGATAGAATATCGTGTTGTCGCGTCTGGTGTAAATGTTAGTGCACCTCCAAGACTTACGACTGTTGTATTTGCAACAGTAGAGGTGCCTACAATAGATCTTGACTCACCAACACCAGTTCCTGAACAGAAGTAAATCAAATTTCCATTGATTGTTCCACTATTGTCAAGGTTATTCAAGATAATTGTGGTAGAGTCAGAATTATTATTTGCAATCACACCAGATGAATGCTTATAAGAAAGCACTCTGCAATTTGCAGTAGAGGTGTTTTGAATACTTCTGATAAATGGAATTACACTTGTGTTCGTAGAATAGAATGATGTTCCAATATAACTTGTTGCATTTACAGCTGGAGCAGATGTATTTGACGCATTCCAAATATATGACGAACTAGAGTTTGCTTCAAATTCGCCATAAATTGGTTCAATTGCAATCATTCCTTGTGCATTGATATACTTCATGATTCCACGGAATGTTGCTCTATCATATCTCTGAGCTGAGTCAGATGTCTGATACACAATATCTCCTGGACTATATGAATTTGCAGCAACTGCAAGAGTACCAGCAACAGCAGCAATGTTTAGATTCAAATAATTTTGTTTCAAGTATACGATATTTGGACCAGATGTTGCTAGGACTGAGGCATATGAATTTGTGAGAAGAGAAATGACACCCTCTCCAGGATAAAATACATCAGCGGTTACAGTATCATTTATAGAAACAACATTGGCTCGAGCATATGCAATCTTTGTGTTTGCATTCGCAGCATAAACTTGAGCACCCTCATTGAACATACCAGATATATTTCTGAGAATTAGTTCGTCTGCAATACTGCTTTCGATGATGGCAACAAATGTATTACTTGTATAACTATCACCTTGATACAAATAGTCATTTTGAGTTATTGTTGTATTCGCGCCAGAAGAAACGCTTCTGCTGTCTGTATACTTGAGTGCCTTTTTGGCATCAATAACTACTTTATTTGATGACTGACAGAAACCATTTACTGCAACGTCATCGAAGAACATTCTTGCAGTTTTATAAGGCTTCATGTTGTAAGCCAAAAATTCAACTTCTCTCCCTCGGATATAAGGGATCAAATTTGTGTCGACGACAACTTTACCAGTCTGTGTTGTAATTGCCATATTTTTTCTCTATTTACTATTAGTCTCTATCATTCTCTATCATAATCATAGCGTTCAAGTTCTGCCTTTCCGCCACCACCGCCTGAATCAAGCGTGGCTGCACTATCTAGATTCAATGGAGGTAGAACTGTTGGAACAGATGATTCATAATTTGGCTCAGGTTGAATAATTGTTATTTCTGGTTCAATTGGAGCAGGTGCCCAATATGATTCATTGAACAATCCACCATTTGAGAATAAATTACCCGCACTAAAACCAGTTGCACCAAAGGTGAAATTTACGCCAAAATTGATTGGAGAAATTCTAAACCATGGGTCAAATTCGAATCCACCAAACTCTGGGTATGATGGGAGAATATTCAAATCTTCATTTGCAGGTTTTCTATCTCTGCCATCATCAATAATTGGTCTGAATGGATCTTCTGGTGCAATGATAATAATATCATCATTGCTTGTTGGAGGTGGTGGAAGGAATGGATTGGTGATGATAATGACATCACTATTTCCTGTTGGTGGAGGTAGAGTTGGTGGAGCAGGTGGCTCAATTACTTTCTCTCTGATTACAGTTTCTTTTTCAATAATCTTTTCTGGAACTGTGATAACTTCTGGTTTCAATGTTTCTGAAACCCAAGTATCTGTTTCTGGGGTGAGAACAATGCTTCCATTGAACTGCCCAAATAAGAATGGTTGAACAGAAACTGCCTTATCAGAAGCAAGACTTTGTACAATTGCTGGTTCTTCACTGTAATTCAAGCATACTGTTTTACGATTGAGTGCTGTATTCTCTCTATCGATAGTCTTTAGTCCCAAGGAGAAAACCTTCATTGCAGGAATCATGAATCCATTTTCAAGAGCAACATTGAAGTCTGGGCTCTTATAATCAACGATGTTGAAGTTGGTGAAATTCTCACCAACAATACCGTATTTCTCTTTCTCAGTGCCATCTTCATATTGAGTTTTATCTGCCATCGCAAGTTTTTCAACATTGTTCAGCGATGTGAAGAACTCAACTCTCTCAAGTCTTTTATCCATAGATGCAATATCACGCATCGTATAGCGACGATTTTCACGATACTTCATACGAACTTCACGAACATCTGCCACGTATGGTGGTAGATACATTGTATACAAAGTCATTGAATCATCAGTATCTGCGGGTGGTAATGGCTGCGCTGCAGCTTTACCCTTGATAACTCTGAACTCTTTATCTTTTGACAATACAAGTTTGTCGATACGAGGTAGATAATAATCATATGAGAGTTCAGATGTTTCATCAGGTGAAGGAATTTTAGGGATTGTATACCCACCTGATCCATCACCCAATGTTTGAGTTGCTCTGAAATCTAAACAATCTCTTAGATTATAAACTGTGCCTGTTGAAGATGTATAGATCGGAATGATTCCATTTGTATAGTGACTCTGTGGATATGAGTCTACTGAGAAGAACGTTGTCTTATCAGAAACCTCAGAGTAAATATGCTCATAATAATCCACATGAACCAATAGTTTTGCAATTGGTGAATCATATCCATCCTTCAAGATGATCTTGGCATGATCATAGCGATCATCTCTTTGACCATAATCGACATAGAAATTGTTCGTAATATCACGAACGTTATTTGCATCTGGATAATGTGTTGTATTTCCAGCAAGAATCTTATTGATCTTTACGACATCAGGAACAAACAAACTGATTGAATCGCCAGGGCGAACAGTATTGAACTGCGTGTTTCCTAAGAATACTAGTCCTTGCGCTGTGTTGATGTTTGCAGCGGTTCCAAAATTCGAAACAGTAACTGTCACAGTACCATTTTCTGCTACAGGATATGTGAAGTTAGAAGAAGTTCCAGAGTAATCAGTATTACTATAGAAATTCTTAGTTCTAATTCTATCTTCTGCATCATTGACTTTCACAGAAACAATAATATCAACTGCAGTTATGTCTGCGATATTTGTCTTGACTTTCAAAGATGATGAAGAGACTTCTACGTTTGATGCAGTAAGTTGAATAACCTCACCGTTTGAGTAGATGGTATTTCCACCATTATTTCTTACAACAACGATTAAATTATCTTGAACAGATCCAGTTGATTGTGCCCATGGGATTGACTCATAACTTTCAAGACCATTTCCTTGAGAAATTGTAAACTCACCAACGGTAGAGTTATTGCTACGACCCAAAATAATCTTATTGTGCACATAGTCAACATTCTGAAGTGTTGATCGCTTTGCATATGTTCTTGGTAGTCTGAAAACTAATGCTTTCTTTTGTGTGTCTTCAAACGAAGTCTCGCCTGTTAGATATTTTGAATATCCAGAAACATTCATAGAAACGTTTGGCTTCACATCAGCAATATTAGAAGTCACATTACCAGAAATAACTGATTCTAATTGATCAATTTTGAAGTTCAGCTGAACAACTGTTGCAGCGTTGGCAACCGCACCGCCAATCTTAGCACCATCATCGAACTCTCGATCGAGCGTCGCCTTTTTAGTAGAACCATCATAATGCATGATTGTTCTACTTTGATTTACAACATTAGAAGAATATGTATTTTGTCTAAAGATTTGTAATGGAGCAGCAGTACCAGTTCCAATTATTGTTTGCGAGAATTCAGTATTGACTGTAAATCGATTATTTGGATCATCAATTGATACAACTTCACGAACATCATCGCCGATACGAACAACATCACCAATTGCGATATTTGGAGAAGCGAATACGTTTGCGGTTGCACTGTTTGCGTTTACTGTGTATCCACCCTTATATACGTTGGCTTTTGATACATTACCAATTGCAGTCAGTGATACTGGAAGAATCGTTACTGTTGCATTTACATAGGCGCTGCTTTTCTGAGAAAATTTATCGCTGAACGTGATTGATTTAGCATTATCAGAAGCACCACCGACCTTTGCAACGATTGGTTCTAAAGAGATATTTGACAAATACAGTTTGAACGCACCGTTTGAATCGAATTGAGTATTTGATGCAGCGCTGTATCTAACAAAGTTTCTAATTTCTGCTGAACCAATTTTTGTATTTTGATACGTTTGCGTATTTGCATTATAACCTAGACCGATATTCACTGATGATGTATCAACGCAGTGTAGATCAACCTTTTCTGATGCCAAGAAATTTGGGAAGCCAACAGAAGTTACTGTATTTCCGCGAAGTCCTGTGACAAATACATAATTGCCATATGAGATGTCGACGTCAACTTCAGAAAGCGATTTTACATCTGCTGCGCTACGAGGTTTGTCAACGTTGACCTTCATTGTGCCAAGTGTTTCAAACTCGAATCCCTTTACATAAGCCTTTCCTGGTTCGATCGCAATTGTGTATTGATCATCGTCTAGACCGTTGACAATTGATGCACGGAATGGCTTGACTGTGTAGTCGCCAGATTCATCGTATGTTCTGCGAGCAAGAGTTTTCTCGAGTTCAGCATAAACTGGATATTTGACTTGTTTGGTAATAAGACCATTCTCAACACGCATGAGTTCGAAGAACTTCGATTCGTCGACAACAGTATCAAGTGGTCGTGTTGTTAGAACTAAACTAAATTGATAGCGATCAGCACCAGGAGCTTGGTAATTGAAAGAAGACTGTGCTGGGTCTAAAAGCGTTGTGTCAATCTCACTGTCAACAATTTCTTCGTTGATCTCTAGACCAATTTTGACATTTGCAGAAGAAGAATATGCGTTTACAACAGCAGTTTGATCGAGAACTTTTACAAAGTATCCATCTGCATAAAAGACACCTTCGTTGATAGAAACCACGGTGCCGAGACCGCTGGTGTTTGTGGATAATGTTCTTGCCTCAGTTATCTCGCCAGCAACTCTAACAGTATCTGCAAAGCCGAATTCATTTCCTGTCATGTAGCGAACCATAAGAGTTGGGTCGCCTTCAAGTGGGTAATAAGTTGCTAGAACCTTTGCTTGGACATTTCCAGAAGCATTTACAATGACGCGATTTTCAAAATCAGCAACATCAACATCAACCGTGTTATAGGTCTTTTCGAGTTTCACCCATTTGCAAGTATTGTCAAGTGTCATGTTTCCGCCGATAACTGGAGAGCCATCTTGGAAAACGTGATCACCAAATGCCTTGATTTGATTCTGCAAAATAGACTGAATCTGTGTAAGTTCACGAGCCTGAACAGCACGACCAGGCTTGAAGAGAATCTTCATGTAGTTATTATCTAATGCGTTCTCTTTGAAATCGTCGTAATATGGATCTATGTTGAATTCCATGAACTTTTACCTAAAATGACAGTACAATTTTTACTTGATCGATTTGATTATCTACACGAGTGATATTTGTTCTATTTTCCATGTATATCAAATCACCGCTAAATGGCTTTATTTCTGAGTTTGAGACCGATAGAATCGGAGTCGTAATTCCCGAGTTAGCACCACGCACTTGAGCCGCAACAGGAAACACCCCTGTGATGTTATTTATGTACAGATAGTTATCCCCTGCGGACCAGTGAGCAACATTCGCTACTGCATTGGCTGCAGCTAATGAGGAACCGATAAACACTGTTTCTCCATTCACAAACTCTGCGACGGTCGGATCGCTGACAATGAGGCGAGTCGTAGCACGATAATTTGTTAGATTTGCATACCATGCACTATTTGCAATCAATGGATTTACAAGGAGACCGACTTGATTGAACTTGAAGTTCGTTGTAGAATCACTGATTGGAATCTTATTTCCATCTGTATCATCGTTCAATTCTACGCAAATCATTAGACTATGCGCACGAAGTTCTCTTGCAGGGTTCGACCCATGACCACCAGAAGGTCCGATTTGAATATCGAACACAGCATTTGATCGATCTACATATGCAGTTTGAGTGTTTGCCGCATGGATAAATGGAGTGTTTACTTGCAGGATTGTATTATTTACAATTGAAACGACATTTCTAGAGACACCATTTATCGTGACAATGTCATTCACAAATACATTACCGAGGAATCTTGTCGTACTTGCATTCGCCGTGTTTGCATTCACATAAGTTGAGCCATCAATATTGAATGTACCATTTAGAGTTGCAGGATCTAAACGATTTGCAAGAATATTGTTTGCTGTGATGGTTCCACGAGTGTAATTATTACCACCGATCTGAACCGTCACTGAGGTGATATTTCCGTTTGAGACGCGAGCCAGTAATCTTGCATCAGATCCATCGGTATTTGTCACAGAAAGGAAACTTCCTGTATTTGTATTTCCACCAGCTGAGTAGCCAGAGCCACCCCAAAGAACTCGTACAATATCGATTCTTCCATCTTTAGATCCAGCAACCACAGCGCTGTCTGTTACAACTGGCATCCATTGCTTCGTGAAGAACTTTTGCTTCAGACCAGGTGGAATCGTATACATATATTTCCAGCGATATCCATCTGATGTAACGATGAATGGATTCTCTGGAAGTTGTCCATCGATGTCGATCGTTGGTTCTACAGTAGAGATTGCATTATTGCCATTGAACAGGCATTTGAAAATTTGATCGCGATTATTGCGAACATAAAAAGTGTTTGCAACTTGAGGATAAGTATTATCTCGTCGTTGCACTGTCACGCTTGAATTTGAATATGCAGCATTGGCATTTAGAGAAATAACTTTATTACTTCTGACAGAAACGACCTCGCGAGCATCTTCGCCAACAATAACAACATTACCTGTTCCAACATTACCAACAAAGTTTGCAGTTATGCCAACGATAGTTTGACTATTTGAAAGTAGAGTTAGTGACTGACTTGAATTTGTATTCGAGAAAACACTATTCACAACGAGTGAGGTGTTATTCGTTACAGAAACAACGCTCTTTGTTGTATTATTGATTGAAATTGTATCGCCAGGAAACAAATACGAAGTAAATGTGGTGCTAGTGCCTACCACAACATTAGAGTTTGTTGTAATACCGACTGTGCCACTTAGAATTGTATTCGCATTAGAATTTGCTGAGCCAAGATTATGATAATCAACATAAGAGAAAATCTCAATATGATCTTCATATGTGTCATACGTCGTTCCAGATGCCCAGTCGACTCTAGAAATAACTGGTTGCATATCTGACTCATAAATCTTCTTCATACCAACCATACTATAGTAGAATTCATTTTTACTATTAGTGGTATAAATTACATTCTCAACATTAGCTGGATCATTTCCTGTAAAGGACTTTGATCGACCGATTGTAATATATGCATTACAAACAGATGAGTTAGATAGATCGTCTTTGATTCTATCAATGAGAAAATTGCTAAAAAGAGGTGTTATGAGAGATTTCATTGATATTTCAATTTCCTGTTAGCGTTACAATACTAAATTTATGGCTAGTTGCAAGATTTGGAACAACATGATACACAGAAGAAGTCACATTTCCATAGAACCAAAGGTTGAGATCAATATAGTTGCTTATAATTGCATTTACTCTAGCGTTTTGAGATGTTGCTCTCTTCAAGTAAATTATATCATTGGTATTAGATGAATAAGGCGAGTCAACAGTCAAAACAGTCGCATTAGAGATATTTATTACTTGTCTAACCTGGTTTGCAACCATGATATAGTCATTGGCTACCAATTGCGTTGTGAATAAAGTTCCAGTACCAACAACAGTTGTATTAGTATCATACACAGTGACTGTTCCTGTTTGTGCTGTGTACACATTTGCAGTAGCAATATTCAATGAGACATTGTCTCCAACTACAACATACTCACTCAACACATTCGCATTTCCTGATATGACGAGGCGAGTGTTTGATAGAATTTCAAGGGCTTTACCACTTGAATATGTTTGAAAATCACTATTTACGACAAAATGCGTCGCATTTGTTACAGAGATAACTTCTCTAACTTCTCCACCAATTCGAATAATATTATTTACAGAAACAATCGGAGCATCAGGATTTGGCGCCAAGTTTCCTGCATAAAGTCCATCATAACGAGAGTTTGGAAGAGCAATAACCTCGTTTCCAGTGGCGTCTGAAGCGCCAAGAATTCGAAGGAACATTGTATTACTTGTTGCTAAACCTTGTCCACGATAGATAAAGTCACCATATACTTGAAGTTGCGTATTGCTTACTACATTTGAAATGACTCTACTGATTGGAAGTCTGCCAACTGCAGCCTCATTATCGATGATCAATAGATCACCAACGTTTACTCTATTATTTGCATAATCAACGCTTGATGGGGCTGGAACAAACAAAGTAGAAGTGCCTACAACCACATTTGAGTATGAGTTTGCAACAGTAACTGTTCCAGCTCCAGCACCATCAGTTTTGTTCTTCGATAATATTGCAGTGACATTTGAAGAATGCTCAACTGCTCTTTCAATGTCTTGCTTAGAAATAGTCTTTGCAATCAACGACATACCTGCTGGATGAGCAATATTTTTGATTGTCGTTTCATAATCTACTAAATTTTTCTCTGATTCAACAACATAAGAGAAGTTATGATAGATCTTACTATCTTGAATAACTTTATCAGCACTAGTAAATCCATCAGTATTCAAATAGAATCCGTTGAACTCGATCAATCCATTAGCGAAGAAGGCTTTTGCTTTCGCAAGACCATTACCATACTTCATTGGGTTTGGAAGCCCATCAGCAATAACTTGAGATGCATATTGCTCTGGAGCTGGAACGTTCATTGAAAGATTAGAGTTGCAATAAACGCCATTTGCTGTGATCAAATCTGAAGTATTGCTGAATACTCCAGAATAATCATATAATCTAAGAACACCAGTGGTTGTGTTATACGACTTCACATTTGCTCTAAATGTTGCCGTTGCTAAACTGCTTCCCTGATAAGCATACTCAGTTTCGTAAAACACATTAGATTCTGGAACTGGATTGATAACAGTATCAAGAACCTTCATAGAAACGTTTGGTGTGGCAACATAATCATAGCCACGATAAATGAGGCGAATATCTTTTACGCGACCAATTGCAGAAGTGTTTACAATATTTTCAACGCCATCGCCAAATAGATATGCCGTTAGCACTGGCTCTGTTCCATCTAAACGCTGAATAGTATTTCCAGTTCCTGTTTTCTTGAATTCGCTATTTACAACCAGATATGTGTTATTTACTACGCTCACAACACGACGAATTTCATTATTGACTTTGATTAGGTGGCGAGTGTTCGCACCACCACTTCCAGCAAAAGATGTTCCTGTTCCGATAACTACGCGACTGCCAGTTGATACATTTACTGTTCCTGTCAAAGAAGTCAATGTCTGACTTGCTCGTGTCACAAAAACTTCTGGTCGTGCAAGATATCCTTCACCTCTATTTGTAATCTCAACAGATGTGATACGACCTCCTGCGCCGACAGTTTTTACTCGACCAGAACCACCATATCCACGACCATGAAATACAAAGGTGTCATTTACTGAATAATTCGATCCGCCATTTAGAATGCGAACATGCGAGATCAAACCAAGATCTTTGAATGTCTGCCAAGTTTGTCTCTTTAGAACTCGTTGATCATCATTTTCATAATCATATGCTGCTGATAATTGAGTATCGTAATGAGACTCAATTCCTAAAGTTGGCGATTGTCTAAATCCAGCACCACCATTGAGAACAGAAACAAGTGCAATTCCACCTGTATTCTCAGTCACAAAGTCTAAACATTGTATAAGTTTACTATCTGCATTTGCTGGAACATTATTGCTTGTCACTGAGTTTATAGTAAAGACCTTTCCGCTGCCACCTTCGTTGAGTGCGCGAAGCGTTTGACCCGAAAGAACTGTCTCAACAGTAAGTCCAGTTGCAACTTGAACATCGTATAACAAAAGACCGCCTGTGTTATTTGTTGGTCCACTCAATCCAAATATTGTATTATTAGGAGTTGCAACTTTACCTGTGAATTTTGCATCAATATAGTTTGTTCCATTTGCCCAGAAAAGTTCATTATTGATAAAATAATCGTCTTTATCTGTTTCTGTTACGTTCAATAGAACGTTTCTGTTGTTTAGAGTGAGTGCTTGCAAATTTGCAGCACTAATAAGACTGCTGCTTGTATAATCGATTACAGATCGATCATATGTGATGCTCTCAGAAAAATTCTTTTCGCTATTTGCATCAACAGTCTCATTTAGAACCACAACGCGCAAATCGGTGAAAGAGTTAGAGCGAGGATCATCGCCTGTGCTTCGGTAGACAATAACTTCTGTATTTGAATATAGACGATATCCATATCCAGGAAATCTGGTTGTGACGGATTCAATAGAACCAAGAGTTACATTACCGACAATTGCAACTGCGTCATTTGCCTCACCTGTAAGACCAAGACCACCAACAACAACGATTGGATCACCGATGTTATAATATAATCCACGACGACGCTGTGTTGGATCTGTTCTAATATTCGAATCAACTTTGATATTAGAGATTGTACCAACAATTCTTTCTAGAAACTCTCTTTCTTCACCTTGTTCATCGACATAAGTAATGCTAATTTTTTCGCCATTATTGAAATACTGCTTTACGTTTGAGACATAAATCTCAATAATTTCTTTTCCATTTGTTTTATCAATGGTTCGATTTGCAGTTTCAACAACACAAGTTGCACCTGATTCAGTTCCTGTTACAACTCTCTTATTCAGAAGTTGCACATTTACACTTTTGTTTGAATCACTAGACGTAATCTGAAATGCTTTTGGTTTTAGCCATTTACCATCCGATGCAATTAGAATTTCTTCTTTCGGGTAAACAACTTCAATATCTTCGGCAAATAATGCTTTGAATAACCACTTGAGCGATTCTTCGCTACCTTTTTTGCTATAAAACTCTCTTGCACTTTTCAAAATCTTTTCAGTGCTGAGTGCAGTTCTTTCTGGAAAATATGGTAATATTTCTTGTTTGAAGTATCGAATAAACTCAGATGGTGTGCTATCAATGTCACGATATGAATCAATATTCATAGCATGATAGATTGTATTGCCAGCAGTATTAGAAACACCGTCTGGATTATTTGTTTCTAGCCATTGATAATACAACTCAATGAAACGCTGAAACTTTGGGTGATCTGCTCTGATAAAATCAGGTAACTGTGTTTGAACCAGCGCAGATATTGTTTTTTCTGTCACAGACATAATTAGCCCACAACTGGTGTAATGACTGTTGTTACGCTTCCAGGATCAGATAGATCCATAGTCACAATTTTATTTTGTGACGATGAGAATACTTTTCTTGCTGGTATTGCATGAACGACTAGAGTTCCAAACGGATCAGATACAGAAACAGGTTGGAAATTGTTGATTTTCACAATACCTGTTTTATAATCAATGACACCGATATTTGCATCAATTGTTTTCTTTACTGGAGAAACTTCGTCAAAGTAATAGATCTTTAGACGACCAGTTCTTCCCTGAAGGTTTACATCAAGTAGAGCGCCAACTCCACCACCACCAACAACTCTTGCGCTTGCTGATGTATAATCAGAACCAGTATTTGTGACCACAATTTTCTTTATTTGTCCATTTACAATCAGTGCTTCAGCTGTTGCGCCTTGTCCATCACCTTCGATGATTACTTCAGGTGTTGTTGTATACCCACTACCTGGAGCAAGAACAGAAATGTCATCAACTCCAGTGTATGATTGGATAACTTCTTCGATATAGCAATCTCTCAAGACACCAGTATCATCATAGTATTTGAATGATGGAGTAATTTGTATATGATCACTCACTGTTCCTTGGATCAGTTCAGTATTGAAATCAAGTGTATAAGATAGACGTTTCGTGCTATCAGCAAAGAAACGTTTCTCGAGAGAGATGAAGATATCATTGCTGACAATTGAATTGTCGCAGTCATCAACAGCTCTAGAAATCTGAGAAACTCTAAAGATAGAATTGAAACTGTTTAGATTTGTTGATGCAAAACCGCGAATTGCAGCAATAACTGCAGCGTTGACCTCAGAAGAAGTTTTATTGGTTTTTGTTGGATCATACCAAACTTCAGCGCGCACATTCACATAGTTATAATCAGCTGGAACATATTCTGGTGTCACAGTAAGAACACTGAATGGCTTTAGAATATTTGTTTTGACATGTTCAATTTCAGTTGCAGTAATCTCATATCCACCAAGTGGCTTTGCTGAGAAGAATACCTTTCCATATACAGGAGGATTCACTTCCTCACCACCCCATACATTGACTGCATCAAAATATGGATAATCGCGATTTACAAGAGCAATATAATCGTTCTTTGTTACAGCACGATTTTGAGAAATGTATGCCTTTGGAGCAGTAAAGCGAATCTTATCGATAGTTTCTGCAGCAGCACCAGAAGAAGATTCATTCACTAGTGTGACATCTACTGATGTATTTCCGCCTAAAATGGTATCGAGAAGTTTGAACGAGCGCAATCCATTTGCATCAGATCCGCTAGTTACAATATAAGATACGACAACAATATTACCATTTGTCAATTTCTTTCCGATAATTCCATCACCGAAATAGATTTGATATTTTCCATTCTTATTTTCTTCAAGATAATAAACTCTTGCATTTGCATCAACATCTGTCGCGTCTTGAGATAATGTATATGATTCTAAATTGGCATTTTCTGCTGATACTTGAACAGAAACTTTTAGTGTTTCAGTATCAATTCCCCCATCAGGAATTTCAAAATACTGTTTTGGGTTTGTTTGCTCATCATATGCGAATGTGAATCCAGTTGGCTGTCCTTCTTTGATTTCTACATTTTCAACTACAAACAATCCAGTATCAGAATTTTTTGTTGCAATTCTGCTTGATGGCGTAACAAAAACATAGTTGGCGCCATCCTTGCTCTCAGAAACAAAGCGAGTAAATCGAGGAATTAGAACAGCACTGTTTGAGTCGTTTGCAACTGGAGTAATTGTCAGATCAACTGCAGCGCGAGCAGCAACTCTAGAGCGAGGAGTATATCCAAGAAGTTTAGCATGAGACACAACAGACTGACGAGTGAGTGCAGTATCAATAAACATCTCATTAGCAACCATATTCAAATAATATCCCATATAATGAGTATTATATGAAAGAAGATCAAGAAGCACAGACATGCCTGATCCTTCAAAATTATAATCGCTAAATTCTGATTGAGACTTGAGATAAGCCTTTAGATTATCTCGAATTTTATCAAAGTCTAGTTCTGCGACTTTGAGTTTTGCATCTGAATTAGCCATTTAGCGTACTCGTTCTAAAAAGAATGTTACAGTTATAGGTTCGATTGTATTACGAACAAAGAAAGATAATGTTATATCATATCGATCTTCGTCGTAATTTGGAGCAGCAGTGATTTCTTGAATCTCAATTCTTGGCTCATAGTTCTTTAGAGTCTGAAAGATTGCATCTTGAATCAACGAAGTTGTGACATTGTCAATTGGTTCAAATAGAAACTTTCTTAGGTTTGATCCAAGTTCTGGCTTGAATGGTCTTTCATAGTGACCTGTGAGAAGAAGGTTTCGAATTGATTGAGAAATTGCATTCTCATTGAGTTTTTTGGATATATCTTTCGTCACAGGATGTGCTGTGAAGTCGAGGTCAAAATCCGAAAATTTTCTTGCAATTAGACTCATTCTAGTGTTGCGCTATCCAATGCTGTGCTCAAAGAAGTTACCACGCTACCCTTTCCGACTTTATTGAAGAGGCTATATGTCACGCTATCTGTGTCTGCAAATTGCGAGGCTAAACCAATGGCAGAAGTTGCATATTCTACTTTATTCACCGAGTTTGCAAAGTTGTTCACGTCTGCCGTTCTTATATCATCGAGAGTGCTTTTTTGATTATTTAGTAGTGTTATCGTCTCCGATACAAGAGTGGATATCTGCGAAGAATTGGCGACTGGATCTAGTGTTTTGATGAGATTCAGATTTCTTGCAACATCCAATTGTAGTTTATTCGTAACTCCCTGTAGACTATCATCTGCGAATAGTGCCGAAGCGGTGTTTTTTATAAAGTCGTCTGCAGTATCAGTCCCCAGACTCTTGAGTGTATTTCCAGTATTCATCAACTTTTTTAGATCTGGAACAGAGTCGCTAATGGACTCTGTGAGTCCAGATAACTGGCTGGTGTGTGTTTGAAAAGAAGAGAATGAGGTTTGCATATTACCCAATGCAGTGGT